ATTAAAAGTTAAGGCTCTTGGCGGTTCATCTGTTGAGTTGGAAAGTGACAGCGCAGTTAAATTAAAAGCCGCGGCTAATGACGTAATACTAGACGGTGCTGCTGGTATTATCTTTGATATAGCGGATGCTGAGAAAATGCGTATCCAAGCCGACGGAACCATCAAAATAACCAACTCCAGCGCACCTGCCACCCCTACTAACGGCGGTGTCCTTTTTGTTCAAAGTGGCATACTTAGATTTAAAGGTCAAAACGGAACCGTAACAGATTTAGCTCAACCTTAAAAAATGACAGACGTAAATACTACCTACACTTCCCTCAAAGATGCCATAAACATCTGCTTGAGTTGCATCGGTGAAACACCCGTAGATGCACCTAACAACACATCGACAAACGTCGTCCTCAGTAAACAAATCATTGAGGAAGTCAGTCGAGACGTTCAAAGCAAGGGGTGGTGGTTTAACACGTCAGGAGCTAACATTTCACTCTACGCCAACAGTGGCAGTGGAGCCAGTGAAGACTTCAACGCAGGTATCCCAGAGGAAGCTCGACGTTACATCTCTATACGTGCCGCTCGTGTCCTTCAGTCACGCTTTGTAGGCTCTGAGGAACTCTTAAAGTTCTCCTTTAACGAGGAGCAGGTAAGCCTAGCTATCCTTACACAAGCCCACGTCCGTAACGGAGGAAACTCTACAAGTTTTAATTCATTCCCTACAGAGCTAAAGGCACTGGGTATTGAGGAGGTTATGTTCCTTCAGCAATCCGCTGAGGAGAAGCTACTATCACTAAGACTCAAGACGGAGCTTAAACAAGCGGACAAGATAGCGGCTGAGAAAGACCTAGTAGACGCTCAGAAGTCACAGGTACAGACCGAGACAGTCCTTAGGTCACAACAAGCACTCACAGAGCTTGAAGAAACATCTAAGCGAGCCGCTGAGAAGGCTCTGGTTGATGCTCAGGAACTCAAAGTAGACGCTGAAAAACTTCTAATAGATGCTCAAGAGCTAAAGACTGATGAAGAAACTAAGCTTATTACAGCTCAAGAGCTAAAGACTGACGAAGAAACTAAGCTTATTACAGCTCAAGAGCTAAAGACTGACGTTGAAACAGAAATACTTACTTCTCAAAAGACCCAACTAGACGCCAAGACCGCTATCGAAGCAACAGCCGAGAAAGACTTCTATGATAATGGTGGAGTATCTATTGATGGTAGCGTTAAAACCTACCGAGACTTTGCCGCAGAAATGCGTATTATGGGTATTCAAGAATCCCAATTCCAATCAATTCCTGCTTACAAGAAGGTAGAGCTAATTAAGGATGCCAATAAGCTACGCACAGCGACTACAACCACAGAGACAGGCACAGATGCAACGGAACTCCTAGAGGTCAACAAGGTGATGCGCTTTATAGGTGAGCCTCCAGTATCAGCTCTCAACTCCAACTCCCTAGCCAGTGAATGTGTTCGCCTACTACGTGACACAGACACAGAGCTACAAGGTAGAGGATGGTGGTTTAATACTGAGGAGGACGTAGAGCTAACTCCAAATGGAAGCGGTCACATAATTATTACCAGTGATATACTTTCCGTAGAAGCTAATGATTATGACACAAGAATACATTTAAATGGTTACCTATATGATTTAAAGAAAAAATCTTACACTTCTTGGACTTCGCCTATTAAGGCTAAATTAATATATAAACGCGACATAGAATATGTTCCTCAAAAGTATGTAGAGTATCTTAACGTCCGTGTAGCTATCCTACTGACAGAGCTTTACCCACAAAGCGGTATAGACATCCAACGTCTTCCTAAGATGGAGCAGGAGCTACGGGCTTACTTCAAAGACCGTGAGGCTGATGATGCTAACTACTCAGTATTTGACAATTACGACACTGCCTCCAGAATTGGTATCAACCGTAACTACGACCTTTCCTAATGCCCCTAATTAACACTTCGGTTCCCAACCTTATACAAGGTGTATCTCAACAACCAGACGCAACACGCTTTGCTGGTCAAGGTGAGGAGCAGGAAAACGCTCTTAGCTCTGTTGCAGATGGACTAAAGAAACGTCCTAATACTAGACACATTTCTAGGTTACTTACGAGTGCTATAGACAGTGACAGCTTTGTTCACTTTATCAACCGTAGTGATACTGAGAAGTATGTAGTCATTCATGATGGCACTAAGCTACAAGCGTGGAATATGGTTACTGGTAATGAATCAAGTATTCAAGTAGGCGATAATATCTATAAAGCATCTTTTACTTCGTCTGAAATTACCGCACACAACGCTAATGATGCAGATGGTAACCCAATAAACACAACGACCTATGTTGCTTCTAGTTATACTCCTGCTTCAGATACTTACCTCAACACCTCTAACGCTAGAGAAAACTTAAAGGGAGTTACAGTTGCTGATAACACTTTCTTATTAAATACAACGAAAGCTGTAGAAGAAGATACTGCGGATAAGTCTGACCCTGTAAATAAAGACGCTTTCGTGTTTGTTAAGCAGGGTGATTACGCAAAGAACTATGCCATTATTTTTAATGAAAACCAAACAGCCGAAATTACTTACACACCAGTGATGGTTGCTGGTATGGCTGGCGGCACGAGATTATTTCAAAACAATTTTGTTATTACCAATGGCGGGTCAGGATATACACCAAACTCTGAAATAAGCTGGATTTCAGGAGGAGCTTATAACATACGACTAGTCACTAACGTGTCAGGTGTTGTGACTGGCTTTAAGTATAATAACTCTAGCTATACAGGCACTCTTACATTTGTGACCCCTTTTGCTCCAGCGTTTCCTTACGGTGTGACTGGAGTACCTGCTCCAACAGGTTCAGGGAGTAATGTCGCTATAGGAACAGTTTCAAAGCTCACCGACAAGGCTACTGCTAATAGTTCTGACGGCAGAGGAGCGCGAAGTACAGCTATTATTACTGACCTATTTAATGAAGCAGACGGCAACACTACCCTTAAAGCCTATTTTGATTTAGATAGTAAAGGAAATGGGTTACGGTTTACCTTAAAGTCCACCGCAACCTCTGAGGACTTTTTTATCAGAACGGAGGACGACTTATCAGGTAGTGGTTTAGGTCTTATATACAAAGAAGTAGCCTCAATTGCAGACTTGCCTCTCAACGCACCAAACAATTTTAAGACAAAAATTATAGGTGATGCTGAGATTGACCAAGACAACTATTATGTAAAATTTAGAACAGGTAATGGGAGTGACTGGAGTGAAGGCTCTTGGGAGGAAACGGTAGGATTTAATGTTACCCAGAGTTTTAAAGCGTCATCAATGCCTCACACTTTAATCAATGATGGATTAGACTCATTCAAACTTGAGGAAGTCTTATGGGATTCTCGCACTGTAGGCGATGAAGAAACCAACCCAATGCCTTCTTTCGTATTCAAAACAATAAACAACATGGGTGTGTTTAAGGATAGGTTGGTGTTACTATCTGGGGATAACGTAATCTTTTCAGAAGCTGGTCATTTCTTTAACTTCTTTAGAAATACCACAACGACTCTATTGGATTCTGCCCCTATTGACGTAGCTGTTAATTCTAAGTTTGTTACAAACCTAAAGAGCGCAGTGGGTTTTCAAGAAAATCTTATTCTGTTTTCCGAAAATGCTCAGTTTGCTCTCAAGGGTGGAGACCTACTTACTCCAAATACGGTTAGTGTTAATCCAATAACTAATTTTGATTTTACAACTAAGATTGACCCCCTGCCTTTAGGTTCATATATCTACTACCCATTCACAAGGGGAGCTTTTACAGGTCTCCGCGAGTTCACCGTAAACGCCACTACGGATAATTACGACTCTACCGAGGTCACTGAACACATTCCTTCCTATATTCCTAGCAACATCATTGATATGACAGGGACTAGCACAGAGGACATGATTGCGTTGCTAAGTGGTGACGAAAAAGGCTCTCTATATATCTACAATTACTTCTGGAGCAACAACCAGAAAGTGCTTAGTGCTTGGTCTAAGTTTACCTTTACAGGCGAGATACGAGGTATTGAGTTCATTGAGTCTACCTTGTACATGGTCACAACAGATGACCAGTCTAATACTCACTTGGTAGCCCTTGCTATGGAGACTGATGCCGCAGAGGTTGACCACAACGGAAATACCGCGCCCTTTAGGACGCTGTTAGACAGACGTGTAAGAGCTAAGATGACGTCAGGAAGCGACCTAATTGAGTTTGAGCAGGCTGACGGTACTTATTCATCAGCTAATGCAGACCTTCCTTATGTCTTCTTTAACGGTACTCTTACTGGCTCAGAAACACTTGATGAAGTCTTTGTTGACTCTACAGGCGTGACACACACGCTTAAACCTATAAACACAAATGGTGTTAGAGTACATCTAACAGGCAGTGACGCTTCCTCTACTCTCTATGGCTATGTAGGTTTGCCCTACACCATGAAGTACAGGTTTAGCACTCAAGTATTCAAAGCACAGAGTGGCAACTCAGCGTCCCCTACAAACGCCTCTGCAATGCAAGTCCGCAACGGAACAATGTTCTTTGATGATACCCATACGTTTGACGTTAAGGTAACCCCAGAGAACCGCACAACAGCCATCAGTACGTTCCTTGCTGACGACCTTCCTGAAGCAGAAGAAATAATAGTAGAAGAATATCCTAATATAGCCACTCCTGATTTTAACAGCGAAGGCGTAGTCTTTTCAAGGACGAATGAACAAACCTTTACTATTGTAGCTTCTAACTCCACCGCCACTAAATACATCGAGTTCGCTAATTCTTCAAATGGAATGGTAGCAGGAAAGCATCGCATAACTTTTGATGCAGATTTCCTTACTGGCAGTCCTAGCAACATCCTCCTTAGCTATGCTGATGTAGATGGTGACCCCAGCGGACATGCTTATGGCTCTGCTAGTATTAAGGAAGGCTCTAATGTAATTGAGATTGATGTCTTTGATGATAACACACTTATAGCTGGAGGAACTAACCCAAACCCTAAGATTTATTGGAGAATAAATTCGGGGTCTACCCTTAACCTCTCAGTCACAAACTTTAAGATTGAGCGGATAAGTCCTATAAAGTTCGCTGAGGGTAACTTCAGGTTCCCTGTGTACAGTAAGGCTAAACATGCAAACATTTTGATTCAGAACGACAGTCCGTTTGACTCTAAGTTCAGCTCTGCTGAGTTTGAATCCTTCGTTCACCCACGCTCAAGTAGGTATGGGTAAACTGAACGTACAGGCTGGGCGTTGTTCTATTGTAGAAGCTACTAGGGAACACATAGAACAGATATATCCGTTCATGCGTAAAGCAGACCAGATAGAGGTTGCCTGTATGGGACATACTCCCAAGGAAGCCTTAGAGAATGGCTTCGATAATGATGACGTTACCCTTACCGCTTTAGACCCAGATGGTGTGCCGATGGCTATGTTCGGTGTTGGACAGGTAAACAACCTAGCGTACATCTGGTGGTTAGGCACAGACATTGTGACCGACCACAAATACGACTTTATTAAAGCGTCCCGTAAGTGGACACAAATACTCACCAAGCCTTATGGCGCAACCTTTAACTTTGTACACGAGGAGAATAAATTGGCTATTAAATGGCTTAAATTCTGCGGTGCTAGATTTATCCGTAAACTCGACTTTAACAAGCATCCCTTCTTTGAATTTGTAATTACTTCTAAATAATATGTGTAATCCAATAGCAATAGGACTCGGAATCCTCCAAACAGGCTCGTCCATCATAGGACAGAAACAGCAAGCGAAAGCCCAAGAGCGAGCCCAGCGTAATGCCTCTATTGCTGAGCAACAGCGTTATCTAACCGAGGTTTCAGCATCCCGTCTCAAAGAAAGACAAGAGAAGGTAGCGGCGGCACAACGTATTCAACAGTCCACCACAAAAGCCCGTGAAGCCCGCGCAACGGCTCGTGTGAGTGCTGGTGAGTCAGGAGTAGCAGGACTAAGCGTAGACGCTCTGATTAACGATATGACACGTAAAGAAGCAGAGTTTAGTTTCTCTGTTCAACAACAGATGCAGTTCGCTAATATGAATCGTCAGCTTGGTTTTGAAGACAGTGCTAACCGCTCTCGTATGAACCTGTTGAGCATTAACAAACCTATAGCGCAACCTAACTACCTTGGAGCGGCTCTTAGTGGAGCCCAGACAGGACTCAGTGCTTTTAGTGCAATGAATTCAGCAGGTATTGGTCAAGGAAGCCCAGCCGCCGCTGGTACTCCAAACGTTCCAATCGACAACAGCCTATATAAAGGCCCCACATTTAACTAATGGCTAAAAGACAAATTACAATCAATGACGGCTCCAAAGAACGGAAGCAGGTAGAGTTAAATCTTAACCCTGTAAACCTCCAGCCTACAATAAATAGTGGAGGTAACTACCGTGTAGCGGTACAGGACACCCCCAAGACAAACTCTGCATTACAACTAGCTGAGTCACTAAGGCAAGGCGTAAACTTATACGGTCAGGCAGTAAAGATTGCCCAAGACAAAGCCGAAGACGACGTAGCCACTATGTCTGAGGAAGACTTTGATAAGGTTCTCACCGAGGGCTTAGACAAAGAGAGCCGTAATATCTTTGGCTACACCAAGGCGTACAACCAAGCGTTAGCTCAGAAGTATCACGCAGAAGAGATACCAAAAAAGCTACAGGACATCTCAACTGAAATGTTCAGTAACTATTACGACTACAAAGACGCAGATACCTTTGAAGCCGCGTTGAACGAAAAGATGCAAGGGGTCTATGACGAAGCGGACGAGCTCCTAAATGATAATGTCTTTGGTAATGAAGCCAACCGCGTACTTAAGAACGCCACAAAGAATGACTTTATAGAAAAAGAAAGAGCGAAGTTTCTCAAAGAGCTTCCTAAGCGCAATGCTCAGCTAGGCACTGAATCTATCAACCGTAGTATAGAAGGGCTGGATGACTCTATTCTAGCGCAGGGTATGTTTGGGGAAAAGCTCAGAGAAACTTATGATATGCAGAAGGGTAACTTTATGACCCCTCAAGCGGCTAACGAGGCTCTTTACACTGCAATCTACACACGGATAAAAACCCTAGCGGAAAGCAACTCAACGGCTGACAATAAGCTTGCGGAAGATATGTTAGCCCAAATAGGCGACGGAAAGAGTATAGAAGGTATCGACCGCAAAGTCGGCGGGATGGACATCTTTGCTACAGGTAAAAGACAGTTAGCTCTCACACAGCTTGAGTCTGCCCTAGAAGACAAAATGGACACCGCCTACGAGGATGCTGTTAAAGCTGTTCAGGCTCCACTGGCTTCGGCACAAGCACGAGTAATCAGAGAGTTGGCTACAGGTGCGTCTGAGTCTGAGGTACGAGCAACTATAAATGGCTTAATAGAAGACTTAGAGTCGCCAGACGGACTAGCAAAATATCCCAACGATACTGAGAGAAATTTACTAACTATTGGTCTCCGAGGGATGTTAGATAACACCAAGTATTTCAAGAACGAACACGTTAAAAACTACTGGCTAAACAATCAAACGGTGTATGAAACTACGCTTAAAATGGCTGTAGATAATATACCAGAGGCGTTTACCGAGGCTACAAACTCATTGTCCCCCAACTCCCCTAGAAAGCCTGTAGGCATAGGCGAGGAATTTGTAACCGCCGCTCAGTTTAAACTAACTGACCTTTATACTGATATAGCTATACAGGTTTCCGATATTGAAGATAGCACTGAGAGACTTTTAAAGTTTAAAGAGCTAGAGAAAGAGATAATACCAGCATTTAATAGCTGGAGAGATGAGTATTTCAACCAAGCTTCTATTGTAACACAACAAGCAGAAGCCGCCAAAAAACAGTCCTTAATAGATGAGGCTAAACCTTATAAGCCCAACGCTGAGGACTATGCAGACAACCCAAAAGCTCTAGCGGCAATCATACAGGACGGGAAAGCGAGTAGCAAAAGAGAAACAATAGATGGCGATAAAAATGTCAGAGGCTTCTTCTTTGACACTCAGTTTGATAACTTCGTTAAAGCATCAAATACACAAATAATTGATGGTGATGACCTTAAAAGAAACTTTAACGATATTCACGAAAATTTTCACGGAAGTGGACTATTAAACTATAGTAAACAAAGGGAACTAGGAACAAAACTAAGCACTTCTGATGCCCCGCTTGGTCTTCCACGTTATAATGGATTAGAGCGGGTAGTAATAGCGCAGGAGCTTGCCTCACATTATCAAGTTGCGGGTATAGATAGCGAGTCTTTGCTTTCTGGTGCAGTTCCGTCTGATAAAGTGAAGAGCGGAGTTCTGCCCCATGTAGGAGGTAATAGGTTAACTCCAATGCCATTTACCGCCTTTTTTGATGACAGTGGTCTTACATTTGACGAATTTCCTGTCGTTGTTGACGGCGACATACAAAACACAATCGACGCTGTTGATGCCTATTTTAAAGCCAAAAACATCGACCAGCTTGATATAGCTTTCTCTGGCCCCTTTCAAGCGATAGCGGACAAATATGGTATAAGCTTAGGTTTGCTAATGATACAGCAACGCTCCTACTTACAGAATTACAACTACATCAAATCAGAATAAAATATGTCATTTGAAAAACTACTAAAGCCCACCATGCGTGGCGTACAGCCTATCCCTGAGCAAGCGGAAGAAAAGCCAAACTTTTTCGTTGATACCCTAATGGGTGTACCTCGTGGGCTAGAAGGAGCAGTTCAAAGTCTCTATGACCTAGCGGACTTCGCTACAGGTGACATCCTTCCTGATTACGACACCCGCTTCCTAGGACGTTCTAAGCGTTTCGGAGGCACGATGACCGAGGGTATTACACAGTTCCTCACTGGTTTCATCCCTGTTGCAGGACAGTTAAGCAAGGTAGGCAAGCTTAGTAAGCTCAACAAAGTAGGCAAACGTGTTGTTAACCTCAAGGGTGCGGCAACAGCAGGAGCAGTAGCAGACTTTACAATGTTCCAAGCGCAGGAGGAAAGACTAAGTAATCTTATCGAAGCCTTCCCGTCGCTGAGCAACCCCGTAACTGAATACCTAGAAGCTGATGGAGACGACGGAGAGCTAGAAGGACGCCTCAAAAACACCATCGAAGGCTTAGCCATTGGTGGGTTCGTAGACAGCCTTATAGGAGGCGTTAAAGCCATCAAACGCTCTCGTAAAGGGGACGACCCTGAGAGTATCATGGGAGACTTTTATGACTCTTACAATCAACAGAAGAATGATGTTCTATTAGAGGAAGACTTTGCAGAAACAAACTCCTTCCGCGAGACCATTAATAAAGCCTTTGAAGCTAAGTTTGGAGGTACGATTGTAGAAGAAGGCACGCCTGTGAACGCTTACGACGCCTTACAGACCTTCGATGAAGTATACACAGGAGAGCTTAAGCCTATTATAACAGCACTGCTGGACAGGGGAGCAAACTCTCTAAGAAAGACAGAGGTGATGTTCGATGCCCCAACGCTTAAAGGCAAGGGGGCAGGCTCTACCTATGGAGATAATCTTATAAAAATGAGGCAAGGAGGAGCAAGAACCTTTGTTCACGAAATGCTCCACGCCGTAACTGTTGAACAACTCGACGCATCATTTACAGAGATTGTTAAAAAACTAAACCTAGAAAACCCTGATAACATGATGGCGGGTAGGTTAGTTGCAGGAAACAAAGAAGCCTTAGAACTAATTGCTAAAAACGCCGAGTCTGACCCAGTAGCAGGACTGGCGAACGCCTACCTAAAGGTTATCAAAGCACTTGGAAGAGAAGATAGCGTATTTGGACGCTCTACCGAGCAAATCAAAAAAGGTAAGCAAGCAAACAGAGAAACTCCCTACGGTCTTACCAACATAGAAGAATTTATATCAGAAGCTTTTACTAACCCAGAGTTTCGTAAAATCCTAGCTGAGCTACCTAGTGAAACCCAGAACCGCTCTATGTTTGAGGATTTCTTGGATTCTCTTCTCAAAATACTAGGACTTGATAAATCACAGGGCAGTGTTCTGCGTGATGTATTTAAGTACACTGACGACATCGTTCAGAAACAGAACGCACGGTATGCCGATGCTCTAGATTACATAGAGTCTTTTTCTGAGTTATCAGGTAGAATTAAAAGAAATGCAGACGAAAAGCCAACGGGCAAACCTGACTCTTATTACGACGACCTGTATGAAAGTGGAGAGTTTGGACAAGACAGAACACTAGATAACCGCACAGGCGGCTTCCGAAAGACTGAAACAATAGGAAGAATGTCTCCTCTAACCCTAAGAGAAAACCCTGATAAGGTATACCTATTTGGTGACAATTTAGAAGGTAAAGGAAAGGGAGGACAAGCTGTTGTTCGTGATGAACCTAACGCTATAGGAATCCCTACAAAGAAAGCACCACGGCGTGACGCAGGGGCTTACTTTAACGATGCTGACTTACAAGCAAATAAAGACGCTATTGACGAAGCTTTTAATAAGATACCAGACGAGGCAACCGTTGTTATCCCTAAAGATGGACTTGGAACAGGCTTAGCAGACTTAGCTAATAAAGCTCCTAAGACATTTAAGTACCTACAGGAAAAACTAGCTGAATTACAATCTTCGTCTGTAAGAGACGGGGTGCAGAAGGATGATATGATTCCTCAACGGGGACGTACTTTAGAGCCCTTTGAGATTAAGTTCGGTAAACCTTTTAAAGGCAAAGACATATCAGAAGTCCCAGACAGTTACCTACGCAAAGCACTAGAGTTCGACAGCATCCCTGACAAAACCAAGACACGTATTGGGGAAGAACTTGACGCTCGTGATGCTGGAGAAGCACCGCGCCCAGACGACGACTTTGTTCCTGAAAAGGATAACCTTTCCAAGAAACTAGGTGGCATAGGAAAGTTAAAAGCGGCACGCCTTATGGCAGACCGTGGCCCTAATGTCATTGAAAATACCTTTACAAAAGAGCAAATGGTACAGCCGAAGCCATTGACAGCGCGTGAGATGTATCAGCGTTACTTAGACGCACGAGGGGGAACAGGAGGCAAAGCAAGCCCAGCTTCAGTGTCTTTCAAGCAATACATGAGAGATTATGCGATGATTACCCACACCACTGTGCATAATAAAAGAGGCAAAGTGATTGGTTCAAAGGAGACCGATGAGTTTACCTCTGCTAAGTTCCGTAGAGAAGCTAGGAAGTTTAAGGAAGAGGGTGGGAATATTGATGCTGACCAGTTTATTCGTGACCAAAAGTCGTCTAAATATTTTAAAAATAAGGATGCACTAAAGCGTGCTAGGGCAGATATTTTAAACGAAGGCTCTACAGCAACAGTCCTCCCTCTTGGTAAAGGAGAGATTATAAATCACTCTGGCGGTGCAAAAGGTTCTGACTCAGTTTGGGGCGAACTTGGCGAAGAGTTTGGTGTAAAATCTAATCATTACTATGTTGAAGGTAACAAAACTCCAAAAGGCAATGTTGCTATTTCTAAACAGGAAGCCCTAAAAGCAGACAAAGCTCTAAAGAAAGCTAACGAAAGTCTTGGTAGAACCTTCCCAACATCGAATGATTACGTAAACAACCTTCTACGAAGGAACTTTAATCAAGTAGACAACGCTGACGCCGTGTATGCTATTACCGAAATCAAAGGTAATAAACCTCAAGGTGGCACTGGATGGGCTGTTCAGATGGCTGTTGATATGGGCAAACCTGTGTTTGTCTATAGTCAAGAAAAAGGTCAGTGGATGTCTCTTACCAACGGTAAATGGGCGGCTACTGATACTCCAGTGTTAACAAATAACTTTGCTGGCATAGGAACAAGAGAAATCACTGAAAAAGGCAAGCAAGCTATTCGTGATGTTTATGAAAAGAGCTTTAAACAGGAAGACGAGGGCGGCTTCGGTCAGGACTCAATAGACGACTTCGTTCAAGACCGTATAAACCAAACATCCAGAGAAATTGGCGATGTAAACACCACAGGAGGAAAACAAGCCATCCTGAACATGGCTAAGAACATCCGTACCTCTAAGCACGCTTTGGCTCTTATCAGTGGTATCGCTCGGAACCTTAACGAAAAAGGAGTTAAACAAAAGGTAACCAAAGAGGAACTCGCGGCTGAAACTGAGAAGACAGCAGACATCCTAGGAGGCGACAAGAATACTTGGTTAACCGCTGTTAGAGGACTCAACGATAATATCCCTGACCTTCAACAGTTCCGTGATGCCCAGCGTGCCGCTAAGACACTCATGGACTTGATGAGCCGTAACATCGTGGAAACAGCTAGGAAAGCTGTCAAAGCCCGTACAAGCGACGCTTTAAACCTACAAAGGTTAGAAACTGAGTTTATTTCAAAGCTTGACCAGCTAACAGAAGTGCAACGCATTTACTCACTTATGGGTAGAGAAGCGGGCATTACTCTCTTACAGCGTAACTTCCTAGGTAATGCCAAAGGTAAATACCGTCTAAACGATAATGTCGGCTTTGACTTTATTGCTGGTGACCCAGAAAGCTACGCTAGATACACCACTCAATCTGTTGGGGGTAAGAACGTAAAAGAAACTATTAACGAGTTTGTTATGTACGGCACAGACGAGCAAGTCCAAAAAGGAGTTGCAGAAGCATCAGGAGACGACCTTACCAGAGGTGTTGTTAAAGGCGCTAAGGGTATGTTCGGAAGTAAACTCATGCGGATGACTACTGAGTACTGGATTAACTCCCTACTTTCAGGGCCTACAACTCAGTTTGTTAACATGATTGGTAGTGGGCTTACTACAGCTATACGCATGGGTGAGCTTGCTATGGGCTCAATAATGGCGGGCGATAGTGCAACTAGACGTGCTATCTTTCAATATGCGTTCAACATGGAAAGCATTTCAGAAGCCTTTAAGTTTGCAGGCAAAGCTTGGCGTATAAACGACTCTGTGCTCGTCCAAGGCTCACGCCAGTTCGATGACCAGCTAAGACGTAACGAAATGATTACAGGCGAGAACGTCATGGAGACACTTGGTAAGGGCAGAAAGGCACTAGGAGGCGCTCAAGATGCTGTCTCAGGTGCTATTGATTTCATCGGTAAGGGAGTCCGTCTTCCTAGCCGTGGTCTTATGACGGTGGATGAGTTCTTCAAACAGCTTAACTACCGCACGTATGTTAGAACAAACATAGCAATGGAAGCGCTCAATAAGAACGCAGAGCTAACTGGTAAAGAACTAGCTAAAATAGTTAGTGAAGACTTTGACAAGTATATCACTGACGGAGGTAGGGCTTACAACGAAGGTAACCTCTACTTAGACGCTATAGAAAAAGTCAAAGGCGATGGTATTGAGTATGGTTCAGACCAAGCCACAATGATTCAGCAAGAGCTTGCTAGAAATCCGTTTGACCCTTCACGTAGTGCGTTATCAAACGCGGCAAAGAACTACGCAGAGGTCAACACGTTTACTAACGAACTTGATAACGACACTGTAGTTGGCAAGGTAGGAAATATGCTTGGTAACGCTAAGCAAGAACTAGGTGGACTAAACTTCATTATTCCATTCGTTCGTACTCCTACTAACATCCTACAGTTCTCTCTAGACCGCACTCCATTAGGACTAGCACAGCGAGGCAAAGAGCTTCTATTCCGCAAGGAGGAGCTAACGGAAGCCTTGGCAAGTCAAAACCCAATGGAACAAGCCTTAGCAAAGGGCAAGATAGCTACAGGTGTAGCCTTTAGTTCCGCTATGCTTTGGTATGCTATGTCCAACAAAGAGTTCATCACAGGACATGGCCCCCAAAACAAGGACGAGAAAGACGCTTTAAAAGCTTCTGGATGGCAACCTTACTCCTTCCGTATTCCAAACGGCAAGGGTGGTCATAACTACTGGAGCTACCAGCGTCTTGACCCTGTTGCTACAATCATAGGTCTCTTTGCTGATATGGCAGAGTTTGAGGATTATCACGACATCGAAGGCCCAGTTCTTAAAGACCTGTTTGCTATGACTGCGCTATCCTTTACACAGAACGTTACAAACAAATCTTATGTTAAAGGCTTAGACACACTGCTAAATGCCTTCAAAGACCCTGTAAATAACGCACAAGGCGTTGCTGGTAATATCGTAGGTGGCTTCATGCCTTCCTTCGTTATGCAAATGCAAAATGCGGGTGGAGACAGGACTCTAAGAGAAACACGCACAGTATTTGATTACTTTGTGGCTCGCGGAACTGGTTCAGGGTCGTTACCTGCAAGACGTAACTTCCTTGGTGAGGCTACTATTGTTAAGAACCCTAAGTTGTTTGGTGCTATTAACCCTGTTTACTTCTCACCTGAGAGTAAAGACCCAGTAGACCAAGAGTTAAAAAGCTTGTTACATGGGTTCAGTAAGCCCAACAGCAAACTCATGGGAGCTATTCAGCTTAAGGACATCTACAACGAAGATGGTCGTCAAGCTTACGACGTGTGGCTTGAGAAGACTAGCACCACAAAGATAGGCGGTAAAACACTCCGTCAATATCTACACAAAATGGTTAAGAGCAAGGAATACCAAGCTCTACCTGCACAAAGTCAAAGTGATATTGGTGAGAAGTCTCCTCGTATTAAAGCAATCAATAGCTGGCTCAGAGCTTTCAGAGCACAAGCCAAGCAGGAAATGATTGAAGAATTCCCTGAACTACAAAACTCTCTCAATGAATTACTACAACAAAAGCAACAATATCGCTTAATCCAATAAAATGAACTCCGACCATATTCCATCAGCCATAGGCATCACAGGACTCCTTGGGACAATCACCCTAGGAGACTTAAACCTAGCAGTAGGTGTAGCTGTGGGTCTTGCAACCCTAGTTTACCTAGGCATCAAAATCTTCAAGGAACTATTTAATGCCGATGAATGAGTGGATTTCTACCTTATGGCCTATAGCTTTGGGATTTATAACCCTTGTAATCGTGCTAGCTCGTATGCACTACACCCTCGAAAGTCTAAGCGATAAAGTAAAGATACTCTTTGATTTTCATAACAAGAAAAACGAAAAATGAGTGAAAAAACAGAAAAACTTAATGTCCTTCAGGATATGCTTATTAATGAGTTTATTGAGCGTATCCAAGCAGGTGCGGCAACACCTAGTGACCTCAATGCCGCCCGTCAGTTCCTCAAGGACAACGGGGTACACGCACAGGTTACCAACGATAATCCTTTAGGTAACCTCGTAGAGATGTTGCCATTCCGAGACGACTCCGAGCACGTAGTACTTGCCGCCAATGAGAAACTATAAAAAAGAATACCAAGACTACCACGGGTCAGCTAAGCAAAGAGCCCGTCGTTCCTCACGTAACAAGGCAAGACGCCTAGCTGTGAAGACACACGGCAAGTCAGCAGTGCAGGGAAAAGACGTTGACCACCGCGACCGTAACCCCCACAATAACAGTCGCAGTAACTTGCGGATACAAAGCAAGTCAAAGAACCGTTCTCGTAACAAATAATGGAAGAACTCAAAGACTTTAGGAACTTCTTGTTCCTTGTCTGGAAGCACCTAAACCTTCCAGAGCCAACCCCTATTCAGTATAACATAGCTGACTTCATGCAAGGTGATGAGAAGCGTGTTATCATTGAAGCGTTTCGTGGTGTCGGTAAGTCTTGGATATGTTCTGCCTATGTGGTTCATCAGTTATTCTTGAACCCCTCTTTGAATTTCTTAGTTGTCTCTGCGTCCAAGACACGTTCTGATGACTTCTCTACGTTTACTCTGCGTCTAATCCACGAGATACCCTTTCTGGCTCACCTCAAGCCCACAGATAAACAAAGGTTCAGTAAGATTAGCTTCGACGTAGGCCCTGCGCCTGCATCTCACGCACCTAGTGTTAAATCGCTGGGTATAACCTCACAGCTTACGGGTTCCCGTGCGGACATCATCGTTGCAGATGACATTGAGGTAGCCAACAATAGTGCTACCCAGACCATGCGGGAAAAGCTCAGCGAACAAGTTAAGGAGTTCGATGCTATCCTTAAGCCAGAGGATGAATCTAAGATTATATTCCTAGGAACACCTCAGACTGAGGACAGTATATACAACAAGCTACAAGAACGGGGCTATATGGCTCGTATATGGCCTGCTAAGTATGTGACCCCTGAGAAGAACGCCAAGAGCTATAACGAGGCTGTGAAGGGCATCTGTGTGGACGCTGAGAAAGAAGGCAAGGCTACCGAACCTACACGGTTCTCCGATATTGACCTGTTGGAACGAGAGATGTCCTATGGTCGCTCAGGGTTTGCCATGCAGTTCATGCTGGATA